GGCTTTAAATGCTAGCATTGAATTAAACAAATTAATTCAAGATAGAAGAGAACTTGAGCATAAAATGGAAATGGAACTTAGCGAAAACGAAAGGCAAAACGTTGAGCAAAGAATGCGAAAAATTGATCAGGCTTTTGCACATTACAGCGGCATTCTTGAGCATCACAAATCAATGTTAAATAATAATCAGTAAAGTATTGACATTTAATTTTGTTGCGGTTAGCTTTTTGTTAATAGCTATTTTTTAGCTCGCTACTTTGCGTAAAAAGGTTTTACCACTTATGGGTTAAATAAGCATACTAGAGTGTTTCTAGGTTTACCAGTGCGTTGGGTTAAAAGCAACCGAGGAATTTTATGTCGGATATTATTGAACAAAATGTTATTGAAAATGCTCCTATAGTTGATGAGCCAGTATTGCCACAATCAAAAGTTAATGCGATTGTTGCTTCTGAAAAAGAGCGGGCTAGACAAAAAGGCATTGAGGAAGGAATGGCGTTAGCGCAAGCAAAAAGCCAATCAAAAGAATCAGACTTGAACACTAGTGCGCCGATCGACAAGGAGTCTATTATTAATGAGACCATAAAAAGGTTTCAGGATAATAGCGCGGAAGAATTGCGAAAAAAACAGGCTCAAGAAGAAAGAGAAAAGCAGATTGAGTATTTTAAGAATTCAGTTGGCAAAGTAAGTTCTAGGTTAGAGTCTATAAAAGAAGCTAATCCTGAAATTGAAAAAGACCTGAGTGAATTTAGCGAGTCATCAAATGATGACGAACAAATGAAAAACTTAAAAGGCTCATGTTTAATTCTTGCTAGTGCGCATGAAAATAGCGCAGAAGTTTTACATGCAATTGCAAAAGACCCTGCTAAACAAGGTCAAATTGCAATGGCATTAAGAACATCTCCGCAACTTGCAATGAAATATGTTCAAAAAATATCAGAATCATTGATGGCTAATGAAAATGCAATCAATGCGCCAAAGGCTAAAAAGCCATTGGATACAATAAAAGGTTCTTCGGTAAGCGGAAATGGCGACCCCACTTCTATAGCTTACCACAAAGCGCGGAAAGGCTACAGAAAATAGGCAAGCCATTTCCTTGTTAAAAAACAAACTTTTAAACGAGGAAATTAAAAATGGCAACTCCTGCTTTAGGTACAAATATTTTACAAGCCGTAGCAACATACCAGGCTACATCTTTGCCCTACTTGGCAAATGAAAACTGTGCGTTAGCAACAGCAAACACTAAGTTCAAAAACTTTCAAGATATGACGGCTAACTTAGGCTCAAGCGTTCTTTTAGAATTGCCTGCTCGCTCTACTGCGTCTGCTGGTCTGGTTGTTTCAACCTTTGGTAATGCCGCTCAAAGAGCAAGTACATTAACAATGAATTTAGCGGCTAACTCAAGCTGGTCAGCAACTGGTCAACAATATATTACAAACGCTTCTGAATATGTGGATTACTTTACAGATTCGTGCGTTCATGAATTGTCTGAATATATTGAGGCTTCGTTGTGGAAAGGAAATTCAGAAACACAAACAGGTATTGATGGAAACAACAATGCAATAACTTTGGATTACAATGGTCCGTATCGTGCTTATTGGACTGGAATTACAGCTGCTGGTGGTGTTTCATATGTTAATCCTATTACAACTTATCAGGAATTGGCGCAAGCATTAACCTCTTACAGAAATTTCGGCGCAGGAAATGGAATACCTTATTTCGTTATTCCTGATACTGCAGAGCCTGCAATCGTGTCAAATGGTCAAAATCAATTTGTGCTTGATAGAAACGAGACTACTGCTTTATCTTGGGAGGTTGGTAATTTTAATAAAGCTAAATTCATGCGTTCTAACTTATTGCCTTTACATACTTCTGGTACGTTAGGTGATCAAGGAAATGTATTGACGTTTGTATCAATTGATCCTACAGGCACTTCTTTAACATTTACTTGTGATGGTGCTGGAACAGCAGTGGCTGGAGATATTGTTACGTTTGCATCTCCTTCTGGCTTGCCAGCATCAGCAAATGGAAGCTTAAAGTTCTTAACATTTACTGGGCATCAACCTTCTGCTCAATTTGTACAATTTGCAGTTTCTGCAAATGCGACATCTTCAGGCGTAAGTAACACAATTACTTTAACGTCTACTGTCCCGTTAATTTATGACGCAACAGGTACAAATGCAAACGCAAACTTAAGCACTGCATTAACGGCTGGAATGACTGCTTTTGTTATGCCAAGCCATCGTTCAGGATTGATATTCCACCCTGATTCACGTTTTGTTGCAATGCCAAGAATGGACAGTCAAGACCCATTCCCAACTGCTAACCAATATGATGAAGATACAGGTATGTCTGTTCGTTTGACTTATGGTTCACAATTTGGGCAAAACACCAAAGGCTGGATTTTAGATGCAATCTGGGGCTTTACAAACATTCCCGAGTATATGATTCGAGTTTGTTTCCCAACTACATTCTAAGGAAAAAAGATGCCTTATTTGACATCACAGCTTGTTGTTAGGGCTTTTCAAACATCGGGGCTTTATAGCCCCGATATTGGAAATTATCCAACCACTAATCAATTAAATAATGGATTATTTCTATTAAATGAAGGGTTAAGTGAAAATAATTTGCTAGGGGAAATGCAAAAGTATACAAAGCTAATTGAAGTCCCCTGCGTGATCGGTCAGGAAATTTATTTTATACCTGATATGTTAAATATTCAAACATTTACATTTAATTTGACGAATGTTAGGTATTCTGTTCAATATAGAACTCGTACTGAATACTTTGGTGTATCTCGTGTTGATCAGGTGAATGGGCTTCCATATATTTATCATATAGAAAGAGCTTATAAAAATGACGAAAACACTGGGGCTATTATTTCTGGCTCTAATGTGTATGTTTATATGCCGCCTTCTCAGCAAATAACTTTTAATATTCATGGGCTTTTTGAGCAGTCTTTAGTGCAATTAAATACGGACCTTTCTGAATTTATGCAGGCATCTGATTTAAAATATTGGAGGCTAAAGCTTGCAAGTTTTATTTGTGCTTTTTACCAAAAAGATATGCCAATTAAAGCTGCAGAACAATTAGACGAAATAGAGGAAAAAATAAAAGTATTTAACAGTCCTGATTTATCTTCTACAGCGCAAATAGTTAATCTTTTTGGTCAATCGCAAGCTATTAATTATGGTCAGATAAATATTGGAAGAGGCTGGACTCCATAATGCCATCAAAATTAACTGATTTAAAAATAGTTGGATCAACAAACCCTGGTATTTATTTAAAAATATCACAAGAATCTACATACAACATGTATGAGTCTGATGGTTGTTTAGTTCCTTATCCTGGCTATAAATCCATTTATAATGGTTTTGAAAATGACACGCAAAACAGGGCTTTTTTTACATCTAACGTTGGTAACTTTGTGCTTGTTGTAAATGCTAATAAAGTCTATAAGACTAATAGCATGACCAACATTGATTTTATCGAAGTTGGAGAAATCGCTACAAACACAGGAAGTGTCTATATTGTTGAAAATGGGGCAAGTCAAATTGTTATATGCGATAAAGCAGGTCTTTATATTTACAATTGGAGTACTGGAGGCTTTGACCCACAAGACGCTGGTGTATCACCATTAACGGTTGGTGAGTCTCAAGGGTTTGTTTTTGTGCCTGCAAATAATTCTAATACTCTTGTTTATAGCTCTGTAAATAATGCTACAAATTATCCTTTACAAAGCGCATTCAATTTAGGCTCGGATAGGATAATTGCTATTGCAAATGTGAATGACTACATTTTTGTGCTTGGTGAAACCGTAACAAAGGGGCTTCGCAACCTAGGGACGCTATTAACACCATTTAAATTAGACCAGTCGGTAGTTTATAAAGTTGGGTGTGCAAGCATTGACTCTGTGGACCAAAATTTTGATATTCTAGTTTTTTTGGGGCAAATTAAAAAAGGTAATTACAGTGTCTACGCGTCAGATGGTGGCTCAAAACCTGTAGCTATTTCAACAGATGGAATTGATAAAATTATCAATGATCTCTCTTTTCCAGCATCTTGCTCTGGGTTTTTATGGAAAAATGACGGACATATATTTTATCAATTAACATTTTATGAAGATAATCTAACAATTATTTATGACTTTAAAAGCCAAAGGTTTTATTATGCAACTTCTGAAAATGAAAAAAATCACCACATAGCCAAAGACATTATTATCTTTGGAAACAAATACTATTTTACAAGCTTTGATGACTCAAAAATATATCAAATGGGTGATGAATTTACTAATTATGATGGTAAAATAATCCCACGCATTAGAATTACGCCGCCTTTTAGAAATCCTGATTTTGACTTTATAAAGTTTAAAAGGATTGAAATAGTAGCCGAACAAGGTGTTGGGATAAATAATACTGATTCTACAGAAATGTTTGTTCAGGTTTCTTATTCTGATAATGGAGGGCAAACTTATCAAATGGCTGAAAAGCTTTCTATGGCTCCAACGGGAAATTATGAATGGGCGTTAAGGAGCTTTAACCTTGCGGCTTCTCGTGAGCGTTATTTTATGTATAGGTTTGTTGGCTTATCAAGATTTGTAATTCTTGGTGGAACATTGGAGATTGAATAATGCAAACACCTCAAATACCTAACGTTCCAATGATAGACGATGAAGGAAAGCTTACAGATGTATGGCGTAGGTGGTTTGCTGATTTTTTTGAACAATTTCAAATAAATTTAAATGAAGAAGGATTCAGGATCCCTATTGCTCCATCTGTTAATGTTGATCAGTACATTGGTCAAAATTATGTAGGAAATATTGTTTATGATTCAGATAGGGGCGCATTTGTTGCTAATGTCAATGGCTCTTTGTATACAGTTAATTTAACGGCGGTGTAATATGGCTAATTTTTTCGATAATTTAGTAGATGGTCTGTTTGGTGGAGGTTCTAATGCCCCAAATGAGGCTATGAATTATTACAATAAAATTCCGGGTATTGTTCAGCCTTATTTTGACCCTTACATTCAGGCAGGTAAAAATGCTATGCCTAACTATCAAAATACAGTTAGCAACATGATGGGAGATCCAACAGGATTTATTAACAGCATAATGGACACTTACTATGAGTCTCCTCAATACAAATTTGAAAAAGACCAGGCAGTAACGGCTGCAGATAATGCGGCATCTTTGGGAGGTACTTTAGGTACTGGAGCGCATCAAAGCCAGGTTGCTGATTATGTTAGACAGCTTTCAAGCGAAGACCAGCAAAGATACCTGCAAAATGCTTTAGGTGTTCAAGGTACTGGCTTGCAAGGTACACAAGGGATCATTAATCAAGGTTATGGAGCATCTGGTTCATTAGCTGGCATTCTATCTGGCAATCAAGAATCCCTTGGTTCTCTTGCTTACGATAAAAGCCAAAGACAAACATCGGGAGGCGTTCAAGGCATAGCTGGGCTTGCAAAACTTGGAGCATCAGCATTCGGTGGAATGGGCGGAGGATTTGATGCTTCTGGCATGGGTCAATGGTGGAATGGGGGAATGTAAATTATGGCTTTTCAAAAAATAGACAACGGAATCGGAATGCCTTCGTTAGCTTCTCTTTTAGGCACTTTTCAACAATTACAACAACAAGAGCTGGAAAATAAAAAAGCAAGCCTTGCAAATAAATATACTGAAGCCACTCAGCCATCTACTATTCAAAGAGATTTATTAACTAATAATGAATTTATGAAATTATTGCCCGAACAAACTCAATTGCAAATTATTCAAGCGCAACAAGCGGCACGATTAGCTCCATTGACAACACAGTCGCAGATTGATGTAATGCCAAGTGCGACAGGCGCAACTATTGCAACAAATAAGGCAAATCAAGCGAAACAAGGGCTTGAGCAAGATTACCCACTGTTTGGTTATGCGCCTGATATTGCTGGAGTTCAATATTTACAGGCGATGGAAGATAAAAGAAAGGGTGCGCAACAGCCACCAGTTACGCAAATTCCTTATCGTCTTGGATCTTCTCAACCAACGCAGGACGATCAAGCTCAAGGCGGCTCTGTTCCTGCTGAATATGCAGGACAAGTCCCTGGAAATACCTTTAATGGTCTTGCGGCAATGGCTTATGATAAATTGTTTGCTCCAACGATTGAACAGATAAGCCGAAAGAATTATTACGATCAACAAACAAATGCTATTGACTACAGCAAGCTTACGCCTGAGGCTAAAATGCAGATTGAAGGCATTGCGAATGCTAATAATATTCAGCCATCAATGCTTGTTTCTGCAATGATTAATCAAGGAAAAAATCCTGATATTACTAGCGCATTGATGAGTCTTGGTGTGAAGCCCGAGTCCATGACGCTAGAGCCTAAGTACTTGCCAACTAAACCAGTTATTAACCAGCTTGAAGTCGCTGGTGGAAAAGAAGCTGAGCTTAATTATCTTGATAATTGGATGGCAAACTCCCTTGCTCCTTATGCGACTAAATTTAATGGGTATTCACCTGCTCAAATAGCGGATTCTTTCAAGACAGATAAAGCCTCAATTGATAAGCAAGCAAATTTCTACGCGGCTCGAATGATGACCACTCAAATGGCGGCTATTCGTAACGGTATTGATGGCGTTGAAAATGGTATTGAGGCTGTTAAACTTGTGAGAGATTTAACCTATGGCGACATGAAAACATTGCAGCCAACAATGACACCTGAAGTATTTCAGAAAACGCAAGAAATTCTTGATCAAAAAGTTAAAGGCGCATTTGAAGCTCGCCAAAAAGAAATTCTTGGCTCTGGCAGCAATGACCAATCAAGTCAAGGATCTAGCTCTTCACAAGGTGGTGGAGATTCAATCCAAAATAATGACCCACTAGGTATAAGATAATGGATATTGCACAAATCAGACAAAAGTATCCTCAATATAATGATATGTCTAACGAACAGTTGGCTGATTCATTATATACAAAATCCTACTCTGATATGCCAAGGAGTGAATTTGACAAAAAAATAGGCTATAAAGAGCCGACTTTTATTGATAGGGCGCAAAGCGCAGGTAAAGACCTTGGGAATTCAGCTATTAACCTAGGTCTTGATGTTGCATCAGGATTGGCATTAGGCACTGGCGACCTGTTAAATTTAGTTTCAGGGGGGGATCTTTACAAAGCTATGGGTGGAAGACCTCCTTCATTTAATGAAATGCTTCATAGACCTCAAAACTTTGTTGATAACTTTGTGCAAGGCGCATCAGAATTTGCGGCACCTGGTGCATTGGTATCAAAAGGTGCTAAGGCAGTTGGCGCAGCATCACAAGGGCTTGGAAATATCGCACGCCAAGGCGCAACAAGCGGCTTGCTTGGTGGGTTTTCTCATGCGACAGGCACTGGTGGAAATCCAGCTTTGGAAGGGGTGGTAGGGCTTGCAGGCGGCGCGGTTGCTCCTTATATACCTAATGCTATTGGAGCAGTTATAAAAGCACCAAGCGCAATAAAACAAGGCTATAATGAGTTTTTGTTAAATAACGTGGCACCTAAAGTTTTTCAAAAAGAATTAACAACTGTTGACTCACCTGAAAATATTATGAACGCCACTGAACAGCTTATTCGTAGCGGTCATAAAAAAGAATTTCAGTCTTACAAGAATATTAATGCTGCTGCTGAAGATATTGCAAAAAAAGTAGATGCAACAGAAATGTTTGATAGTACAGACTATATTAATGCTCTTGAAAAAATTAAAGCATCAAAAAACCCAATTCGTGATGCTGAAGAATTGGCAGACATTAACCAGTTAATATTAACAGCTCCAAAAACTTATGAAGAAGCAGTTAAACAACGTGTATTTATTAATAGCTTGCCACATTCATCTGCAACAAAAACAGCAAGAGATTCCTTAATAAATTCTGTTGAAGAAGCTACTAAAGTAGGAAACAAAGATATTAAAGAATTTAATACTTTATGGAAAGAAGGGAACAAACAATACGCTACAAAAGTAGCCCCTTTTTATAAAGTACATGATCCTTACGACTTATCACCTGTTAATAATCGCCTCAAAAAATCATTGCAAAATGACGAGGCAGATGCACAGGGTAATCTTGCCAATTTATACGCCCCTAAAGGTCAACGTGTTGATACATTAAACCAACAGCATTTAGCTTCGTTGATTGGTGGAAATG